ATCCCATAATATGGCTCTGACCTGCGGTTATATATACTGTGGTACAACTCACACAGCACTACCCGCTAAATGAGCTTATTTTAGCGCCTTATATATAGTAGGGGAGCAAAGCGGGGAAGATTGGCTTTGCGACCCGTTACGCTACGGGTGGAACCCTCCGCGTAGCCCCCTAGGGCGAAGCGGTATTTACCCCTCGCTACGCTGTGGCTTGCTCGGGAGTTTACTCCCGCTGCGGTGCTTTTAGTTGGGATAGTTATATCCAGTATTGAATCTTATATTTTGAGATAATTAGGTAGCCCAGTATTAGGACACTCTCCAACCTAGTATATGAGGAAGCATTACGGCCCATCACGGGCCGTCTAGTATTAGGAGATTGAAGTGGCAGAGAACTCAGCTGATATAGCCAAGAGAATTATTCTTGGCTGTGTGGCAGAAGGTATGACCATTGACGCCGCTTGCGGCTCAGCCGGTAAGTCTATGAAGACTTATGAGTACTACCGCCGCACCGACAAGGTTTTTGCAGATAAGGTAGATCGTACTAGGTTAGGTCTGAAGGAAAAGTCCTTCGCCTCCGGCGATGTTCACGATATCGACTTCGTCGAGTTTCGCCAGCGATTCTTGCACAGCAAGACCTTTGCCCATCAGAAGAACCTAATAGACGTGATTGAGGGTCGGGAACCTTCGTGGCTCCATCCCAGTATGAAGTACGAACCGGGACTGGCTAGTAACCGTGTTCTGATTAACATTCCGCCAAACCACGCCAAGTCGATTACGGTCACCGTCGACTACGTCACGTGGAAGGTAGCTCAGAATCCGAACTTCCGAGTTCTGATTGTATCCCAGACGCAGCAGTTAGCTGCAGACTTTCTCTACGCCATCAAGCAGCGATTGACGCATCCTATGTATGCAGACCTTCAAAGCGCTTATGCTGCTGGTGTAGGGTTTAACTCCAAGACCGCTTCCTGGCAGGCAACCCGCGTCACCTTTGGTGATGAGCTTCGTGAGTCTAGCGAAAAGGATCCGAACATCGAGGCCGTCGGTATCGGCGGTCAGATTTACGGCAAGCGTGCCGATATGATTATTGTCGATGACGCGGTCACACTTAAGAACGCTAATGAGTTTGAGAAGCAAATCCGTTGGTTAACACAGGACGTACGCTCTCGTCTTAACCCTACCGGTAAGCTAATTGTTATTGGTACCCGTGTGGCATCGGTTGACCTATACCGCGAACTACGTAGCGAAGACCGCTACCCAGGCGGTCTGGTTCCGTGGAAGTATCTGGCGATGCCGGCACTTCTTGAGATTGACGAAGACCCCGACAAGTGGGTTACCCTCTGGCCTAAGTCAGATGCTCCCTTTGATGGACAAGAAGAATCCGATAAGGACTCAGACGGCTTGTACCCACGTTGGTCAGGTCGTAACCTTTACAACGAACGTCAAGCTATGGATGCTTCAACCTGGGCGCTGGTCTACCAGCAACAGGATGTATCCGAGAACGCAGCCTTCGACCCAGTATGTGTACGAGGCTCGATTGATGGAATGCGTAAGTCAGGTCGCTTAGAACCTGGACACCCAGGCCATCCCAAAGACTTAAGTGGCTTTACTATTATCTGCGGTATGGACCCAGCGATTGTTGGCGATACCGCGGCTATCTGTTACGCGGTAGACCGTGCTAGTAATAAGCGCTACATCGTAGACGCTATGAAGATTACTAGACCATCCCCTCAGCAGATCCGTGACATTATCCTTAACTGGACTTCGCTCTACTCACCAAGTGAGTGGATTATTGAGAAGAACGCTTTTCAGGCATTCCTTACTCAGGATGAAGGCATCAAACAATTTTTGGCATCTCGTGGCGTTCTCTTAAAAGAACACCATACTGGTTCTAATAAGTGGGACTCAGGCTTCGGTGTTGCATCTATGGCTACCTTGTTCGGTACTAAGCAACACGATGGCAAGCACCACCGAGATAACTTAATACATCTACCTAGTGACCAGACTGAAAACGTCAAGGCTCTTATCGAGCAGTTGATTACGTGGACACCTACCACTAAGGGTAAGACCGATATGGTGATGGCACTCTGGTTCTGTGAAATCCGAGCACGCGAGATGCTCAACTACGGCCAGTACGCCACCCACCACTTGAAGAATCCATTTTTAACTAGCGCCGAAAAGCGCAAACGAGTAGTCGTCAACATAGACGAGATGCTTGCTAACCAGAACAAACTGTTCGTCTAACGTAAGGAAACCAATGCTCACACCCAAAGAGGTTAACGCGAAGTTAGGTCGCTTGCAGACCAAGTTTGCAGCCCGCGACCAGCGTATGCGTGACGTCCTTTCGGTGCGTCAAGGAGATCTATCTAAGGTCTATCCTTCGATGTTCTCCGAGGATTACCCTAAGCCACTCGTAGCAAACTTTATTGACGTTGCTGCTCGTGACTTGGCAGAAGCAATGGCACCACTGCCATCCTTTAACTGCTCAGCATCCAATATGGTTTCTGACTCAGCACGTAAGGCAGCAGATACACGTACTCGTATTGCCAACTTCTATGTAGGCGTATCAGAGTTACAGCTCCAGATGTATGAAGGTGCTGACTGGTACAACACATACGGAATGATGATTGGTATGGTCGAGATGGATTACGACTCTAACAATCCACGTATGCGCCTACTCAATCCGTGGGGTTGCTACCCAGAGGTAGACCGCTTTGGTCGCGTTGTTTCTTTGACTCAGGTTCTTAATACTGACACAGAAACTCTTGCAGCACAGTACCCAGAGTTTGCAGAACAGATTTACAAGAAGAATAACTACCAGCCTGGTAACCCATATATCACTATGGTTCGTTACCACGACGAAGAGCAAGACCTTATCTACCTACCAGAGCGTCAGAACTTGACACTTGTACGTACACCTAACCCAATCGGTAAGTGTCTAGTACGTGTAGCAATGCGTCCATCTCTTGATGGTCAGGCACGCGGTCAGTTCGATGACGTGTTGGCAGTACAGTTGGCTCGTGCTCGCTTTGCAATCCTTCAGATTCAGGCAGCAGAGAAGTCTATCCAAGCACCTATTGCTATCCCACAGGATGTGCAAGAACTTGCTCTTGGTCCAGACTCAATTATGCGTTCATCTCAGCCACAGAACATTCGCCGCGTTGGACTAGAACTTCCACCAGGAGTATTTACAGAGTCGGGAGTACTAGAACGTGAACTTCGGCTTGGCGCTCGTTACCCTGAGTCACGATCCGGTAATATCAACGCAAGTGTTATTACTGGTCGTGGGGTCCAAGAGCTGCAGGCTGGCTTTGATACTCAGATTAAATCCGCACAGGCACAATTCGCCAGAATGTTTGGCGATCTTATTGGGCTTTGCTTCGAAGTAGACGAGAAGCTATTTAGAAATATTCAGAAGACAATCAAGGGTTCAGAAGATGGAACACCGTATGTCTTGAAGTACACACCAGGACGCGACATCCGTGGCGAGTACGGCGTAGAAGTACGTTACGGAATTATGTCTGGTATGGACCCATCACGTGCAATCATTGCACTTCTTCAGATGCGTTCAGACAAGTTGGTTTCACGCGACTATGTACGCCGTGAGATTCCAATGGACCTTAACGTCACACAGGAGGAACAGCGTGTTGATATTGAAGAGATGCGCGATGCTCTTCGTGTTTCTGTTGCCCAGTATGCACAGGCGATACCTGCTCTTGCAGCGCAGGGGCAAGACCCTTCACAGATTGTCTCTCGTATCGCAGAGGTTATCAAGGGTCGCCAAAAAGGATTAGCACTCGAATCAATCGTGGAGAAGGTATTTACACCTGAACCACAGCCAGAGATGGCAATGCCACCACAGGGTGGCCCAGAACTTCCAGTAGCAGGTGCGGCCCCCGCTCCTGCCTCGCAGCAACCTCCACAAGAACAAGCTGGTCAGGCCCCTGCTACTGGTCAAACTCCAGATATAGCTCAACTACTAGCCGGTATCACCGGCGCAGCGTAACCGAAGGAGGTGCAAATATGAACAAGGGATCACACGCTCCAGCCCCAGTACAACCAGTTAAGGTTGACACTAAGGCAGGATCAGTTAAGGGCGGTAAAGTTGACTTCGGTTATGCCGGAACAGCTCGCAAAGGCAAGAAGGCTTAATGACGAAAGGCGTACGGGATGATGGAAGACAATAGAGTACGTCCTCCCGTACGTCGTTCTCACTTTGTAGTTTTGTTTGCAGAGTTTGCATTTAACTTGATGCAAGCAGTTACAGGATTTTTTGAAGCATTATATGAACTAAGTATTTACCACGCCAACCGTAAGGTTGAAGAGAACTCTGCGTGGGAACAAATGACACAAGACCTAGAGACTTTAGAGGAGGACAAATGACAACTGCGCCAATGAACCCATTAGCAGGTCCTTCAGGTCCAGGTATGTACTCAACTCGTACAGATAAACTTGATATGGGTTCTACATCATACGGAGAAGGTAAAGAGACAGCAGAAATTAAGTCTGCAGTTCCTCTTGCTACTACTCCTGATACAAAGCCAACACCAGCTGCAGAAGTACGTGCAGCAGCGGTTGCAAAGCCTGTCGGATTATTTGCAGACAGTATGCGTTCAACAGAAGATATTATGGTCGGTACAGACCGTGGACCAGGCGAAGGATCATCTGCGCTTGGTATGAATAAAATCCAAGTAAAACTATCCGATTCTTTAGCAGCAATGCTTCCCTTTGATACAACTGGAGAAGTCGCGGTTTTATACCAAGAAGCACTAGCGCAAGGTAACTAATGACTGAGAACATAAAGGCGGCTGCACTTGCCGCAGGTCTTCAGGGTCAGCAAAAGAAGCAGGTTGATGATTTAGTCAAGTCTCTCTTTGTTAATCGTGAATTAAATAACCTACCAAAAGAAGTTGCTAATAAGAAGTTCGCTTCTTTACCACCAGACCAGCAACAGGACTTGATTAAAAAGTACGGCACAGAAGACCCTGCCGTAAAACCATCTCGTGGCTTTCTTAGTACAGCTTGGCACTATGCCACTATGCCTGTCGTTGAGCCAGTTAAGTTGGCATTTAAGGGCGTAACTGAACTTTCAGATTTAGCAACACGTACATATCGTGCCGTTGCCATTCCTTTGACAGAGGGCGAAATTGGCTTTGCTTGGGATAAAGCAAACGACAAAGGCGACAAAGTATTTAACGATGGTCGTATTGAGAACGCACGTGAAAAGTATGGCCAAGTAGCAGTAGACCTTGCTATGCGTATCAAGGCTGGAGAAGACCCAGAAAAGATTTGGGCTTCCTCTACACCTGAACAGCGCAAGTATCTAATGCTTGATGACAAGAATAATAAAGTTATTCCTGGCGTCGAAGACATTGAAGCAGCACGTGGGTTGTGGAACCAAGCACTTGATGAAGTAGATCGTGCTAAGTTCTCACCAGGTCGTCAGCTTGCAAACCTTATATTGCCTGAAGAACTTGAAAAGAATAAGCTGGTATACAGCCTTACATCAGGTTCAGTAGATGCAGCATACCGACTATTTGCTGACCCTCTTGTAGTAGCTTCTAAGATTAAGAGCCTTTACACTATTGGTAAATATTCTCTTGAAGTAGTAGGCGCAAACAAAGCGAATATAAACAAGTACTTCGCAGAAGAAAAGACAGTCAACTTCTGGGATAACTACGGAGCAAAACTAGATGCTCTTACTAAGGCCCAGAAAGCTGGACGTCAGGTAGAAGCCACAGCAATCCGTCGTGAGATTGAGATTATGGCTCCAGAGTTTGGCACTGAAGTCGTACGAGTATTTCAGAAGTCTGATATCAAGGACGCTAACACAGCAAAGGCTTTCTTCCTTAATACAGAAGAGTCAGTCAATATCCTTAAGGGTGCGGCTGGACGCAAGCGCGTAATACTTCCTACACTCGATACAGGTCGTAAGGCTCGCATTGCTGTAGTAACTGAAGCAGATAAGTTTATCAACCTTGATAAGTTTGCTCCACGCATCGTAGACGACTTCTATGGCAACCCAGCTGATACAGATGGAATTGTTAAGTCTTTGTCTGAAGATGGCAAGGCTATCGGCCAGAAGATTAAAGAAGCGCAAGACAAAAAGAACTTTGCTCGTTATCCAAGTTCTTATATTGCACTTCGTATTGATCGTGCTAAGGCTAAGTTTAACATTGCGCCACTTTTCAAAGACGATATGTTTGACGTAGTTGCGCCAGATGCTTCAACTCAGGTTTATCGACTAGCACGCCTAGTAATGACTAAGCAAGATTCTAAGTTAATCTCTGAAACATTTGAGTCAGTAGATGATATTGGTAAGCGTAAGGAAATGGTTAAGGGACTCTGGGAGACAATCGCAGAAGCACGTGGCCTTAACCTTACAGAAGCTGGTCAGAAGATTACAAGAGTTGCTACTGGTAAGGGTGACGCCCGTTTTGCTGTAAGCAACTTTGGTGACGACTTTGCTGATATCGGTGCTATCCCATCCGACTACAACTCATTGATGACTACGCCTAATATCGTAGATATTGACCGTGCAGCAGCACGCTCTGGTCTTACTGGCTACATCCTTAATAATGCTAATAAGGAGTGGGTAGACAAGATGACCGGATACTGGTCATTCTTGACTTTGGCTGGTCCACGTTACGCAATCCGTAACGCAACCGAAGACTTGATGGTACACCTTGCAATCGGTGGTTCACCTTGGGGTCTTGCTAAGTCACGCTATCTTTCAACTCGCGTTAATACAGCATTAGAAGCGGCACGCAAGACTGAAGGTTTTGTTGATAGTCCACTAGGCACAATAATGCGTATCCTTAACAAGGGCGAAACAGATAAGTACTCTGCAAGACTTACAGCAGTTGATGATTCTATTCGTTCTGCAAAAGAAGAAATTGGCATTAAGTCAGAAGTAATGAGGGCTACAAAAGACCCTGTTGAAAAGCAAAGACTTGCTAATGAAATTGCAGATCTAAAGGAATCAACTAAGGGTGGCGCAGTCAATCAGACACGTTTGATTATGGCTGAGGCTCTTACATCAGGACGCATTAACCGTCTTCGTAAAGCTGCAGGCCTTAAGCCTATGTTTGAAGAAGAAGCTGAAATCCTTGCAGAGCACATCGTGTATGGAAACATCGATAACACTATCGGTTTAGTATCAGAAGGTGGCTTTAACTTTGCAACAGGCGGTGACTTTGTCACACGCTCAACACTGTTTACTCGTTCACACGGGGTACGTTCAGAAGCGCTAACTATTAGCGATCCACGTATTAAGGGAGTCACTCGTGCTAAGGGTGATGCTGGATACGCTCCTGTATCATTAGGCAATCTTGATGATGCTTCAATGATTACTTGGTTGTTCCGCATTAACTATTATGCCAATGACGAACTTGGCGCTATTGCTGTAGCAAACCTTGATAACAAAGATGTTGCTATCGCTAAGATTACAGAGTGGATGACTAAGAATCCAGGCTTCCGTAAAGAAGCACAGCTTGCAGCACGTGGTATCGACGAAAGACAACAGGCTGAAATCGTATATCGCCGTGCCAAGGAAATCTTTGAAAAGCGTGGCAAGACTGCAGATTCAGTTAAAGAAGTAAACCTAGACCTTCTTAACAAGATTCGCGTTAAGAACGAAGAGGGCGACTGGGTTATCTCAGGTAAGTTATCTCTTGATGATTTGCCAACAGTTGCAGATGATATGCCTGAGTATGTACTAGGACCTAAGCTGGTTCCTATCTCAGACTCAGGAAACGTCACATCGTCTACTATTTCTAAGGGCTGGACTTGGCTTGGTATGGCTAACGCACGTCTATCACGTGAGCCTATCGTCTTTGAAGAGATTATCCGTCTACGTAAGTCTATGAAAGCAACCGGTCTTGAGGACCAGTACGTTGCATCTGTAGTAGGTAAGATTGAAAACCCTACTCCAGCAAAGATTGCTAAGGCTACAGAGCGTGCTAAGCGTCAGTTTGCAGAGATTGTAGAAGAGCGTGCAGTGGCAACTACTCTTGCGTACGTGGATAACCCACTTATCCGTACACAGATTGCCTTCTCAGCGCGTAACTTCTCACGTTTCTATCGTGCAACTGAAGACTTTTATCGCCGTATCTACCGCGTAGTGCGCTATAACCCAATGGCTATCCGCAAGGCAGCGCTTACATTTGATGGTTTAAGCCACAACGGATGGATTCAGGAAGATGATCAGGGCGAAAAGTACTTTGTTTACCCAGGAGTAGAGCCAATTTACCGTGCAGTGCAAGCTGCAATGACTGGATTAGGTGTACCTGCAGAGTTTAGAACACCATTCCCAGTAGAATTTGGCGCTCAAGTCAAGATGCTTACTCCATCTTTGAACCAAGACTCACTTATTCCTACATTTAACGGTCCATTAGCTGGAGTTTCTATCAAGGTTCTATCAAACCTAGTAGACGTCTTCGGAGCACCAGGTGCTGCAGACAGAATTACTGAACTTGGACTAGGAAAGTACGCAGTTGGACAGGACTTTGTATCAGCATTCCTACCAGCACACGTTAACCGTCTATATCAGACAATGGATAAGGACGAGCGTGACTCTCAGTACGCAAGTGCTTGGCGTAAAGCGGTTACTTATCTAGAAGCAGGCGGTCACGGACTACCTAAGAAGTTTGATCCGCTAGGAAATCCAATTCCTCCTACAATTCAGGAGCAAGAAGAGTACCGTCAGCGTGTAAAGAACACAGTTTTATCTATTCTAGGTACACGTTTCGTAGCAGGATTGTTTGCACCAGCATCGCCACAAATCCAACTTAAGGATGATATGGCTGCTTGGATTAGAGATAACGACAGAGTTAACTTTAAGCAGGCTTGGAATGCGCTACTAGACCAGTACCCTGGTGACTACGACGCGGCTATGGCTAAGTGGGTTGAACTCTTCCCTAACGCTATTCCGTTTACTATCCCAGAGTCTGAGAAGAAGACAGTTGCTGTTATTAAGTATGCTGAAGAATCAGGTGTTTTTGTCGAGCAGAATAAAGAACTATTCGACAAGTATCCACAGGGTGCAGCATTCCTTATCCCACATAAGTCAGGCTTCTCTTGGGATGCCTACAAGACTATGAAGGATATGGGCCTTAAGTACAATAAGCGTGTCGATGACTACCTACGCGAGGTGCAGACTGCAGCAGATTTGCAGGCTTACTACGCAAAGAAGAACGAATACGAGTCTTCTCTTAAGGGTATGATTACAGATACTGAACGTACTATGGCTCGCCGTGAATTCACAGACTGGGCTACAACATTTAAGGCTGGCCGTCCGTTGGTTCAGGAAGAACTAGCACAGGGCGGTAAGAAGGCTATTGAGCGTATGAACGCCATCAATGACCTTCGCAATATGCTTAATGATAAGTCAGTAACAGTACGTGGTCCATTACAGAAGTCTCTAAAGGAAATGCTTGATGTCTATGACAACTTCAAGCTCCAGAAGGAAGCACTTACTGGTATATCTGGATCAACAAACTTAATTTCATTTATGAAAGATAGTTCAATCGTACGTCTTCGTGAACTAGCAAAGACCAACGAAAATACTATGAGCGCATATAACACACTATTTGCCTCACTAATAGGAGATACAGATGGCTGAAGAAATAACCCTTGAACAATTCGCAAAGAATATCGCAGGGTCTACAGACGCAGCACGTCTTGCATTGGCTGAGCAACTTAAAGCAGCAGGCCTATGGAAGGGTAAAGTATCAAGCAAATTTGATATTAAGTACTACAACTCCCTCGTCAAACTAGAGCAGGCTCTACAGCAACAGGTAGCACTTGATAAACTTATTGGCAAGCCTGCTACTAAAAGACTTGATGTTCTTACTTCAATCATTGCTGGCGGTGGAGTAGAGGGTGAAGATGGCGGTCCAACAACTACCCGTCAGACTTATATCACTAGCCCTACCCAGACAGCTAAGTTACTAGATACTGTAGCCGAAGACCTATTAGAGCGTAAGTTAACCAAGGCTGAAAAAGCCAAGTATCTCAAGATGCTCAATCAAGAACAACGCCGTCAACCAGCAGTTCAAACATCTGGTGATGGTTTCGTAACCACTCGTGGTGGCCTAGAAGAACAAGCATTTCTTCAAGAAAAGATTGCTGGTACAGCTGAGGCGAAGACAACACGAGCAACAGACGCCTACACAATTATGCTTCAGGAACTTGGAGGACTGCGCTAATGGCAACCAAGTCTGAGTCATACAAGAAATCCGGAGACGTTAAAGCCAATATCAAGCGTCTTCAGGGAATCCTTGACCGTCAGCGTCAGGCTCTTAAGTCACTTGCTTTAGACGACCCAGAGTTTAAGCAGACACAAGAAGCGATTAAGAAGACTACTAAAGAGATTAAGAAGTCTGAAGATACTCTTAAAGAATCTCTTGCTGTAGAAGCAAAGGCACTAGCAGAAGAAAATCTTGCTACTACCGAAGAAGACCTTAAGTATGCTCAGGCTTCAGGAGATCCAAAAGAAATCCAAGACGCTCAAAATGCTTTTGTTAAGGCACGCAATGCTGCCGTCAAAGCAGGGGTAAAAGATAAAGATGGCGGTCTTCTCGGTTCTGAAAAAGAAGGCGGCGTAGTTGGAGCGACTCAAACTCCTGAAGGAAAGAAGACTTCGCCTACAACAGTTACTACAGATACTACTGTAAAGGGTAAGGGTACTGGCAAGGGAACAAGCGACTCTACAAAGGGTAAGGCCATCGAACCTTCTGACGAAGACCAACGTGTAGCGGCACTTGACGTAGCTGCTACAGACTTCAGCCTACCTGAAACAATCTTCAAGAATGTACCAAGTCTTAACAGAATACTTAAGCAGTATGTTGACGAGAACTGGACAGAAGCAAAACTCCGCAAGGCTATCCGTGATGACAACTGGTACCGCAAGAACTCAGCTGAAATCAAGGCTCGTTATGTACAGAAGTTTAACTACGACGACCTAGTAGCATCTGGTCAGGCTGACGGTAGCACTGACTATGAGAAGCAGATTGCAACTATTGAACGCTCTCTTGCTAAGCGTGCTGCAACTATTGGTTCAGCAGCTGCTAATGATCCAGATGCTTTGCGTAAGGCAGCAGAAAATATTTACATCACTAACCGTGATAAAGACACAGTTTATATTGATGACTTCCTAGCTGCATCTATTAAGCCAATAGCAGGAATGATTGGCGGTAAGGTAACAGAAGGTTACTCTGGCGAAGCTCTTAAGAACTACAACACTTTGGTTAAGGCTGCTCGTGATAATGGGTTCCAAGTTAGCGACATCCTTCCAGGCGGTACCAATGAACAGCAGGTACTACAAGGTATTGCGGCAGGAAACATTGACGTTAATCGAGTAGTAGCAGATGCACGTAAATTGGCTGCACAAGGTCAACCACAGTATGTGCGTGACTTGCTAGCGCAGGGATACAACCTATCTCAGGTATTTCAGCCATATCGCACAGCGATGGCCAACGTACTGGAGATTGGTGACCCAGACCAGATTGACCTTAATGACCCATTACTTCGTACCGCTATTACAGATAAGGGCGATATGAACTTGTATGACTTTAAGAAGGCACTACGACAAGACAATCGTTGGCAGTACACAGAGCAGGCCAAGAAGGATGTATCTGATGCTGCCTTTAAGGTACTACGCGACTTCGGATTCCAGGGGTAACAATGGCTAGATTAGATGTAAGCAGACTCGGAGGCGGTGGAGGTTTTGTACCTGCCGTTGAAGACAATGCAGATGTTATTGCCGCTAAGAAAATGGCTGCAGATATTGCTAAAGCAACTGGTCAAAATGTCGACCCAAATACAGGTCAAATTATTATTGACCAAGCAGCTATTGCTAAGAAGTTTCCAACTCCAAGTTCAGGAAAAGTTACTGGAGCAACTGTAGTATCAACCTACACAGATCCTAATACTGGAGATGTTATTGCTTTATACAGCGATGGCTCTCGTAACGTCCTATCTAAGGGAACGAAGAACCTAGAGGCAAAACTTGCTGCAGATACTCTTGCTGCAGAAAAGACAGCCGCTCGCCAGTCTGCATACGATTTGCTTTACTCACAGTTCAAGCAGTATGGACTAGAAACTTTGGTTGAACCACTTAAGGGTCTTATTACTTCAGGTGCTTCACCATCAGAATTTACTATTAGATTACGTGAAACAGATGCTTACAAGAAGCGCTTTGCTGGTAACGCAGCACGTATTGCCAAGGGCTTGCGAGCGCTAGGCGAGGATGAATACCTTGCACTAGAAGACCAGTACCAGAATGTAATGCGTAACTACGGTCTTCCAACATCTTATTACGCTAAGGATGCACTAGGTACACAGCAAGGTTTCACAAACCTTATCGCTGGCAACGTGTCAGCTACTGAACTAGAGAACCGCATACAGCAGGCAACTGATGTTATTGATAAGGGTCCAAAGGAATACATAGACGCTATCAAGCAGTTCTATCCAGACATATCTCGTGGAGATCTGTTGTCATACGTACTTGACCCAGAGAATGCACTCACCAAGATTCAATCCAAGATTGGTGCAGCAAAGATTGGTGGAGAGTACCTACGTGCAGGACTCACAGCAGATGCAGAGCGTGCTGAATACCTACAGCGTCAAGGTGTAACTGCAGACGCAGCACGTCAGGGAGCACAGACAGTACTTGCTACTGCTCCACGCGGAGGAGTACTTGCAGACATTTACCAGACTGGACCTTACGGACAGGCTCAAGTAGAAGAAGAAGTCTACGGATTAGGTAAGGCTGCGGAAGCTCGTAAGTTGCGAGAGAAATTAACAAGCCTTGAAAAGGCTTCATTCTCTGGTGGAGCAGGTGCAGCACAAGGTGCGCTCGGTAGAGAACGAGCACTAGGCCAAGGCCAAATATAAATAGACCTGCCAACGGGACGACTGGACCGTTGGAGTGATATCAAATCCAGTAGTAGGAGCCATAACAGATTCCCCAGTTTGTTATGAGGCCTACGCAATTCAACTAACGAATAGGGAGAAGGACTATGTCCAATTACGACTACGAGGATGATGACGATTTCGATACGAATGACTCAGGTAATGACCTTGTAAAACAACTACGCAAAGCAGCTAAGCAAAAGGATAAAGAACTGGCCGAACTTCGTGCTCAGTTCGATGGACTAAGCAAGGCTCAACGCGAGAGATCCATCAAGGATGCCCTCGAACGTCGCGGGGTAAATCAGAAGATCGCTTCATTTATCCCACAGGACATTGACCCAACTGAGGAGTCTGTGTCTAAGTGGCTTGAGGACTATGCCGATGTATTCGGTATCGACCTTGGCCAAAACCAAACAACGAATGTAGACCCAGCTGATATTGCTGCATACAAGAGGATGACAGGAACTGCAGATGCAGGCGTGTCACCAGAACGAGGCGCAGACGTGATGTCCCGTCTTATGAATGCAAACAGTAAAGAAGAGCTGGACGACATCATTCGTCAGTCTGGACTTTAACCCAAACCAACAAATGAAAGGTAGCGCCTAATGGCAATTCCATCAGGTTCCCTAACCGGAACATCGGACATTAGCAACCTCGTCAAAACCGCATACGACCAATATGTTCGTATGGCTCTTCGTAGCATCCCGGTAATGCGTGCGATTGCAGATGTCAAGCCAGTACAACAGGCAATGCCAGGTTCATCAGTTGTATTCTCAATCTATTCAGATCTAGCTCAGGCTACATCTACATTGACAGAAACATCAGATGTATCAAGCATTGCACTAGGTAACCCAAATCAGGTTACAGTAACACTGAACGAATACGGTTCAGCAGTTACAACAACAAAGAAGCTCAACTTGACTTCTTTCAACGATGTAGACTCAGCACTTGCTGACATCATCGCTTACAACTCAGCAGACTCCATTGATGCTGTAGTTGCTGGAGTTCTCACAGGTGGCTCAAACGTCATCTACGCAGGAACTGCAACAACAACAAACACCATCACATCTTCAATGACAATGGCTGTTTCTGATATCCGTGAGGCTGTAACACAGCTTCGCACAAACAAGGCTGTGCCACGTATCAATGACTTGTACGCTGCATACCTCCACCCACGTCAGGCAGCTGACCTCCGTGCTGAATCAGGCACAGGCGGCTTCCAGGCACTCACCCAGTACGTAGACCGCACACCATTCGTGGCTGGCGCAGTCGGCGTAATCGAAGGTGCATTCGTAGTTGAGACACCTCGTGTGCCTTACGCTGCGAACTCAGGATCAGTTAACGTCTACAAGGCAGTTATCGCTGGTCGTGAAGCACTCGCTGAAGCACAGGGTCAGGACATCTCTACCGTTATCGGACCAGAGATCGACGCACTCCGTCGCTTCCGTACCATCGGTTGGTACTATATGGGTGGCTTTGCACGCCTCCGTGAAGCAGCACTGTATCGTATCGAAACAGCAGCTTCAATCAACTAAGTGCAACGGTGGGGGGCAGGGAAACCTGCCCTTCATCACTTAAGAAGGGAAGACAATGGCATATACCTTGGTAACTCCTTGGGAGAACGAGACTTGGTGCGATAGCACATACTTCAATATGTATGCACGCTTAGCAGCGCGACCACTTGCTGGTGGGTCTTATACCGGTAGCACTCCATCATTCCTTACAGATGTCCCACGTGGGGTAACTCTAATGGTTACTGGTACAACAGTGACTGCTAATAGAACTCCATACCAGGATGATCTAGCAAATGCTGATTACTACTTCCTCGGTGGTCACGCTTACACAGTGACAGACGAACAGGCTGCAGTGCTTACTGCAGCTGGATACGGTGAATACTTAACACCAGTAGTGGAGTAGATATGGCTAAGCATTGGGAAGACCATCCAGTAGAAGTAGAAGGTTGCTTCGGCTGTAAGGTAATCGGATTACAGATGAGCACAGGGGCTGCAAGCAGTCGTGGTATACCCACTGCTAAGCAGCACGACAAAGAGTTGGGTGCGTACTATGACGCAGTTCGACAAGGCATTGAGCCACGCTCAACCAGACAGCCTGATATTGATGCAGCAGTACGCATCAGTAACGAAGCAGGCAAAGCCTTTGATGGTACGAATTTAACACTAAAAAACTAAGGAGTAAAAATGGCAGACAAAAAGGTAGTTATTGTCAAGAATGTTGAAGAGGTAGAACACTACCCATCAGCAGACAAGCAGTTTGAATCTAACTGTAAGTATATGACATACGAGTCAATCTCTACAGGTGTCGGAGGTAAGAAGTAATGCCAAAGGTCGGAAAGAAAGAATTTCCTTACACAGCTAAGGGTACAAAGATGGCCAAGATGGAAGCCAAGAAGACTGGCAAGAAAATGATTGTAAAGAAAATGGGCAAGAAGAAGTAAATGGCTAAGACTCCAGCGTGGCAACGCAAAGAAGGACAAAATCCTAACGGTGGTCTTAACGCTAAGGGTCGTGCTAGTGCTAAAGCACAAGGTAGCAATTTGAAGCCACCAGTAAAAAAGGCAGAGGCTGCTAAGTCACCGAAGGCTGCAGCACGTAGAAAGTCGTACTGCGCTAGGTCAGCAGGACAAGCAAAGATGTTTCCAAAGGCTGCTAAAGATCCTAATAGCAGACTAAACAAAGCACGAAGGGCTTGGGATTGCTAATGAAGAAGAAAGCATTTTGGGATACAAAGAATCCTAAGAAGAAGTCAAAGACATTAACACCTGCACAGAAGGCCGCAGCTAAGGCTAAGGCAAAAGCAGCAGGGCGACCATATCCAAACTTGGTTGATAACGCCGCAGTAGCAAAAAAGAAGAAGTGAGGTAGAAGGTGCCAACAGGTAATCCAGGGTCAACTCTAGTAGCAGAACTCAACAGGCTCGCTAATGGCGGCACCTATCCTCCTATTACTTCATACCTTGATGAAGCAGGTGCAGCCCGTGCTTGGGCTGCTGCTCGTGGTGTAACCACTCAACACACAGATACAGTAGGAGTACTCAATGACATCGCGGGCCTCACGTCTCCTGTTTGGCAGCATCTTGACTATAACGGCGTATGTAACTATATCGCTGGTACTACTGGCCTCACTGCAAACGCTGCTCTCCAAGGACTCACATCTTGAGTGCGACATTTAACCTAACGCTTGAACAAGCGACTACATTTAACTTTCAGTTCCAAATCAAGAACGACACAACTCCCTGGAACTTAACAGGCTACACAGGCACAATGACTGTGCGCCCATTTACTGGCTCATCCAGTACAACACTTACTGCAACTCTTGCTAATGGTTATATGACATTCGATGTCCTAGTAGGACGAGTCACTGTCAACTTCCCTGCAAGCATTACAGACATCACACCAGGTCGCTACGTCTATGACCTAGTACTTACATCAGGTGTGACAGTAACAAGAATTCTTGAAGGACAATTTACAGTGACACCAGGGGTGACAGTATGACAACAATCATCGTCGTAGAATCCATCACTCCTCAAGTATCAGTAACATTTTCAGCAGACCAAGGACCGCAAGGCGGTCAAGGTGCTACAGGCCCAACAGGTCCAGCAGGACCAACAGGCCCAATCGGTGCGACAGGTGCAACAGGAGCGACGGGAGCAACAGGTGCTACAGGATCTACTGGTTCTACTGGTGCCACTGGCCCTACTGGGCCTACTGGTGATACTGGTCCGACTGGAGCGACTGGTCCTACAGGTGCAACAGGAAGCACAGGTGCTACTGGTGCAGTTGGACCGACGGGCGCAACTGGAGCCACTGGAAGCACAGGCGCTACGGGCGCTACGGGAGATACAGGACCAACAGGACCTCAAGGTCCTACTGGCAGTACTGGAGCAACTGGACCAACAGGGGCTACGGGAGCGACAGGCCAAACTGGAGCAACAGGGCCAACGGGTCCGACGGGGGCGACGGGCGAAACAGGTCCCACTGGTCCCACAGGAGCCACAGGTTTAACGGGTCCTACAGGGCCTACGGGAGCCGATAGCACAGTACCTGGACCAACTGGACCTACCGGTCCTACAGGCGCTACAGGGGCCACTGGAGCCACAGGAGCGCAGGGTCCAACAGGACCAACTGGCGCTACAGGCGACACAGGAGCTACTGGTGCCACCGGTGCAACTGGTGCTACAGGAGCACAAGGACCTACAGGTCCTACTGGGGCAACGGGTCCTACTGGACCAACCGGTGCTACAGGTAATAACCTCACAGGATTTAATACTCAGACTGGTACAACCTACACACTGGTTATCGGTGATAAGGACAAGATGGTTACAGCGAACAATGCTTCAGCTATTACCATCACAGTTCCACCATCAGTCTTTAGTGCTAATGATCAGGTACACGTGGCCCAGTATGGAGCAGGTCAAGTGACCTTTGCTCAGGGTTCAGGTGTAACTATCAACTCAACAGGTGCAACAACTACAGCGCCAAAGTTGAGAACTAACAAGTCTGCCGCGACTGTGATTTGCACAGCTAGCAATACGTTCCTTATTGTGGGCGATATAGCATAAGTTTGATATACTGTCAAGATGAAAATAGCCATCTATACGATTAGCAAGAATGAGGAAAAGCACGTTGAGCGCTGGTACAACTCCACAAAGGAAGCTGACTACCACCTCCTTGCCGATACAGGATCAACAGACAGAACAGTTGAGATTGCTAGAAGTCTTGGTATCAATGTCTTTGAGATATCTGTCGTACCCTTTAGGTTTGATGACGCGAGAAATGCGTCGCTAGCGCTATTACCGCCAGACTTTGATTACTGCATTGCACTAGATGTGGATGAAGTACTTACACCTGGCTGGCGAGAAGCGTTAGAAAAGCCATTGGCTGATGGTATTGATAGACCGTCATACCGACGTATCGAAGCATTTAATCCAGATGGCAGTGTGGCATCAGAGTTTGATGGCTTTAAGGTACACCGCAGACAAGGCATCAGGTGGAAGTACCCTATCCACGAAGTACCTGAATGGTACAAGGAAGAGCCTGAAGTTAAAGGTCGCATTGAAGGTTTTGAAACTCACCACTTGCAGGATAAGACAAAGTCTAGGGCGCAGTACTTAACGCTACTAGAGGCTGCAGTTCGTGAGAACCCAGATGCTAGAAACTTGTACTACCTTGGTAGAGAACAGTCTTACCACGACCAGTTAAAAGAATCTACTGAGTCTCTTAAGAAGTACTTAGAGTTAAGTATCTTCCCAGAAGAGCGCAGTGCAGCTTGTCGAATCTTATCTAAGTCAGACCCGAAGAATGCTGAAGAGTGGTTGATGAAGGGTACTGAAGAGTATCCCTGCAGAGAATCAATACTAGGGCTTGCAAATTATTACTACGTAAATCAAGAGTGGGATGCCTGCTTGCTTGTAGCAAAGAAGGCTTTGGAGTATGACAAGAAGCCAATGTCCTTTTTGTCTGAGTCTTGGGCGTGGGGATCAATGGCCGATGACCTAATAGCAATATGTAGTTGGCAACTTGGTGACTTTAAGACAGCAGTAATACACGGAACTAAAGCAGTAGAGATAAACCCAAATGATGAACGCTTGGTTAAAAACCTAGAGTTCTATAAGAGTAAGGTAGAAGATGGCAACC